GTATTTGGCAGCGTTCGTAAGCTCGGCGGCCTCTTGATCCAGTAACGTATTGAGGGTGTCCTCTACACTTTGCTTAACCAAGGATTTCAACTCAGTTTTGATTAAATTCTCGTTTAATTGTATAATGTTGTCAGACATGCTTCTCGTCTCCTTTGTGGGTTTGGTTTGGCGACTTAATTTTAACAAAGGACGAGATTCATGTCTTTATTTGTTTTTGCGAAAAATATTATACCTTATCTTTGATTACGATTAAGAAGTAGAAAAACAGTGTGCAGTTTTGTTGATATGGTTTAACCGTTTGGCAAAATGAATAACTTTACGACGAAATGAAGTTATTTAAATAAAATTGGGTGAGTAGTAATGGCTCCGGATTGAATGTTGTTTATGGGATTGATTGCTGCCGCACTGTGGTGCAAGGCAAAAAGAATCATTCGGATTCTGTGGTTGAGGAGGAGCGATAGTGGATGAAAAAATAAAAGAGCAGATTCTGATGATTCGGGGAACAGCTATTACCAATATGTTCGATATTCAACGGGTGCAGTGTTTGGCTTGCGAGATGGGATATGATGAACTGGTCATATTCATCGAGCAGGAGCCTGCACAATACATCCATTTTATCCTTACGGGCGAGTAAATATTTTTGTGTATATTCGTCCGGAATCGCTTGCTATATATGTGCTTTAGAGTGATATATAGACATACCGAAAGGGAAAACACAAGCGAAAGCGAGGAGAATGAACATGAAAAAGCAAGCGGCCGGATGGGGCTACGGGAAAGAAATTTATAAAACCTTCAACGATTTTCCCAGCGTACTTCACTTTGAAGGCGAAGATTGGTACAAAATGTATGAATGCGCGACAACGAACACCGGAATGCTTAGTGCCGAATACTACGCAGATATGGATGATGATAGCCGCCGGGTTTACATGGATGCAGCAGGAAACAAGACTAGAGATTGAGCGGATTTCAAACAGGCAGCTCTTAGGGGCTGCTTTTGTTATACATAAATTTGCAGGCTGCTATAATGCAGTTCTTTTTATTGGGGGGGTGACGGGATTGCGAAAGCTAGAAAACTATACACCAACGGAGTTCATGGCAAAAGGATCAGCTTATAATGCAGCGGCAGCAGATTATGCGGTCAATTTCATTGAGTGCCTGTGCCACACCAAAGGAACCTGGGCTGGAAAACCGTTCGAGTTGATTGATTGGCAGGAACGCATCATTCGTGACCTGTTTGGCGTGTTGAAATCAAATGGGTATCGGCAGTTCAATACGGCCTATATTGAAATACCTAAGAAAATGGGGAAAAGTGAACTGGCGGCTGCAGTGGCATTGCTTCTTTGCTGCGGGGATGGTGAGGAACGTGCGGAGGTTTATGGCTGCGCGGCAGACCGCCAGCAGGCAGGAATCGTCTTTGATGTGGCAGCAGACATGATTCGCATGTGCCCTGCCTGCCCTTTCTAAAAGGGTGAAAATTTTGGCGTCGACCAAACGCATTATTTATTTGCCAACAAACAGCTTTTACCAAGTGCTTTCGGCAGAGGCCTATTCCAAGCATGGCTTCAATATTCATGGTGTGGTATTCGACGAACTTCACACGCAGCCAAATCGGAAACTCTATGATGTCATGACAAAAGGTTCCGGCGATGCGCGGATGCAGCCGTTATACTTCCTGATTACTACAGCGGGGACAGATACGCATAGCATATGTTATGAAGTTCATCAAAAGGCAATCGATATTTTAGAAGGAAGAAAAATCGACAAGACCTTCTATCCAGTTATTTATGGTGCAAAAGAATCGGATGATTGGACTGATCCGGAGGTTTGGAAGAAAGCAAATCCGTCTATGGGAATCACCGTCGGCATCGATAAAGTTCAGACGGCCTGCGAATCGGCGCGGCAGAATCCAGCGGAAGAGAATTCTTTTCGTCAGCTCCGACTCAACCAATGGGTCAAGCAGGCCATTCGCTGGATGCCGATGGGAAAATGGGATGCTTGTGCCTTTCCGGTCCATCCGGAAGATTTGGAAGGCCGGGTGTGTTATGGCGGGCTTGATCTTTCTTCTACAACAGACATTACAGCCTTCGTCCTGGTATTCCCACCAGAAGATGAGGAAGATAAATACTATGTGTTGCCGTATTTCTGGATTCCGGAGGACAATATAAGCTTGCGTGTCCGGCGAGATCATGTCCCGTATGATGTGTGGCAGCAGCGGGGATGCCTGGAAACGACCGAAGGGAATGTCGTGCATTACGGTTATATCGAAAAGTTCATCGAAAAGCTGGGCGAAACCTACAATATTCGCGAGATTGCCTTTGATCGCTGGGGCGCGGTGCAGATGGTGCAGAATCTTGAGATCATGGGCTTTACGGTAGTTCCGTTTGGACAGGGATTCAAGGATATGAGCCCTCCGACAAAGGAACTGATGAAGCTCACCTTGGAAAAGCGTATCGCCCATGGAGGGCAGCCAGTCTTGCGCTGGATGATAGATAATATTTTTATCAAGTTAGACCCAGCGAGTAATATCAAGCCAGATAAAGAAAAATCCACAGAGAAGATTGACGGTGTCGTGGCCACGATAATGGCATTAGACCGTGCAATTCGCTGTGGAAATGATACAAGTGAAAGTGTGTATGACACACGTGGATTATTGGTCTTGTGAGATTTCCATAACGGTTCGGCAAATCTGCATGGTTGCGGGTGCTGCAGAATCAAAGTAATAACAACTTCCGCTCTTGAAATACTTAGCTCTGGAAGAACTCGACAATTCCTTTTGTGTCTTTGTCTTTGGCTCAACGGGTATATATCCGAACGGTGCAAGTATTGTTTTAATCATACAGCCCACAACTGTTCTGCGATGGTCATTAGTTAAATCGAAATCGGAAGATTTGTTTCTGTCATAATAATCTTCTACATCTGGGTATGATGCTTCAATAGCCGGTCTCCCTGCTTCGGATGCATCAATCATTGCAATGATGTTTTTATCGGACGACAATAAAAAGAATGTTGCCTGAGCGTGTTGATTTGAAATAAGGTCTTTCCCACATTTCGGATTTTGGTTAAGAAAAGTTTGATAGGTCGATTTCATTTTGTTTTCTCCTTTTAAATTCATAGTAACCAATATTGGATACTTTGATTATAAAGCATCCAATATTGGTTGTAAATACTTTTTGTGATTTTTTAATTGTGAGGCGATAACCAATGAACTTTTTTACAAAACTATTTCGTTCCAGGGACAAGCCGAAGAATTATCTTAGCGGGCGCTTGTCCTTTTTGTTTGGGCAGACTTCAGCAGGGTATGCGGTTAATGAACGCAGTGCGATGCAGGTGACGGCGGTCTATGCCTGTGTTCGCATTTTGGCAGAAGCCATTGCCGGGTTGCCGCTGGGGGTCTATCGCTATACAGAAAACGGCAGCAAGGAGAAGGTGCCGGATCACCCGCTTTATGCGCTCCTGCATGATGAACCGAATCCGGAGATGACGAGCTTCATTTTTCGCGAAACCATGATGAGCCATCTGCTCCTATGGGGCAATGCCTATGCACAAATCATCCGTGATGGACGAGGCCAGGTACTTGGGCTGTATCCGCTGCTCCCCAGCAAGATGGATGTGAGCCGGGCAGACAATGGCGAACTGGTTTACACCTACAGCCGCGGCATGGATGAATACGGCAGCAAGAAACGTACGGAGCAGGTTGAACTTCGCCGGGAGGATGTTCTCCATATTCCAGGGCTATCATTTGATGGCCTTATCGGCTACAGCCCGATTGCCATGGCAAAAAATGCAATTGGTATGGCTTTGGCTACAGAAGCCTATGGCGCGACCTTCTTTGCCAATGGAGCAACACCAGGCGGTGTGTTGGAGCATCCAGGCGTGGTAAAGGATCCGGCTCATCTCAGAGAAAGCTGGCATGCGCAGTTTTCTGGCAAAAACAGCCATAATGTAGCCGTCTTAGAGGAAGGCATGACCTTCCATCAGATGTCTATACCGCCAGAAGAAGCACAGTTCCTGGAAACACGGAAGTTCCAAATTGATGAAATTGCCCGTATCTTTCGGGTGCCGCCGCATATGGTCGGCGATTTAGAGAAATCCAGCTTTTCAAATATTGAGCAGCAGTCCTTGGAATTTGTGAAATATACCTTGGATCCCTGGGTAATTCGCTGGGAGCAGGCTATGCATCAGGCACTTTTACTGCCGGATGAGAAGCCTGCTCTTTTCTTTAAGTTCAATGTGGATGGCCTGCTTCGAGGAGATTACCAAAGCCGCATGAATGGCTATGCCGTAGGCAGGCAGAACGGCTGGCTATCTGCTAATGATATCCGTGAACTGGAAAACATGAATCGCATTTCTGATAAAGAGGGTGGTGATCTGTATTTGATTAATGGCAATATGACGAAACTCAAGGATGCCGGGATTTTTGCTGGCAAACAAAATGGAGGAAAATCAAATGAAACGTAAATTTTGGAACTGGGTGCGCGATGCCGACAGCGGGGAACGCACCTTGGTATTGAATGGAGAAATATCCGATGAGACCTGGTATGGCGATGAAGTCACCCCAGGTCTTTTTCGTGAGGAGCTGTCTTCCTGTGAAGGAGATATCACCGTCTGGATCAATTCGCCGGGTGGGGATGTGTTTGCGGCAGCGCAGATTTACAACATGCTCATGGAGTATAAGGGGAATGTCAGAGTCCGTATTGATGGCCTTGCGGCATCAGCCGCTTCGGTCATTGCTATGGCTGGCGGTACGGTGGAGATGTCTCCTGTGGCCATGATGATGATCCATAATCCGGCAACCATTTGTTCGGCTCCTCAAAGACCTGGGAATTGAAGTGTTTTTTGAGAAGGAAAATATAAAAACGCTTGATAGCAAAGGAGAAGTGCTTTTGTCAATTCTCAGTTCGCTGGCGCAAGACGAGTCGAGGTCAATTTCTGAAAATAGTACGTGGGGTATTCGGCGACGGTTTGAGCAAGGAAAATTGCATATCAATCACACTAAATTTTTAGGATATGACAAAGATAAAAATGGCAATCTGGTTATTAATCCAAAGCAGGCGAAAATTGTAAAACGCATATATGAAGATTTTCTTGATGGAAAAGGTGCCAATCGTATTGCAAGGGAATTGGAAAATGACGGTACTTTAAACTGGAATGGCAAGGCAAAATGGTATGAAGGTAGCATCCGGAAAATGCTTACCAATGAGAAGTATAAGGGCGACGCACTGCTTCAAAAAACCTACACCGTTGATTTTCTGAGCAAAAAACGGGCAGACAACAATGGCCAGGTGCCGCAGTATTATGTGGAAGACAGCCATCCCGCCATTATCGATAAAGAGATGTGGGAAGCAGTCCAACTGGAAATGGAACGCAGGCGTAATTTCGCTTTGAAGTATGGCATTCAAAAACTTGAGTACGCGACAACAGATAATCCTTTTGCGGGGAGAGTGATCTGCGGGGCTTGTGGCCGAGTTTTTGGTAGGAAGGTCTGGAACTCCACTGATGATCGGTTCAGGCGGATTATCTGGCGCTGCAATGGCAAATATCCGGCAAAGGGTGAAAAGGGCTGCGGAAGTAGACATATTGACGATGGCGTTTTGTATCAAGCTTTTGTTGATGTGTTTAATGCGATGGTGGAGCAGAAGGAGTATTTTTTAGAAAAATGGCAGAGCCGTTTGGCGAGTAAGAATGTATTGGTGCAATATAAGGCAAGGCAGTTTATAAGAATATTGACGGAAGCCATGGTTATCAAGGAATTTGACGTTAATTTATACTTTGCACTAACAGAAAAAATAACAGTTTATGAGAATGGTCGGCTAATGGTAAGTTTACTTGATGGGACGGATATTGAGTGTGAAATAGAATAGGGAGTCGAGAATAGGCCGGTTAGGGTGGACTTTTGTTACCTTGACCGGTCTTTTTATTTTTAGGCGGATTATATAGACAGTTTCATCTACAGAATTTTAAAGGATTATGGAAATCTATGGCGAATTAGTTTTCTAATATTTATATCGAACCTGCCGTTAATGGTGGGTTTGATTATTATGTCTCAAAGAGCAGAAAAGAAAAAAAATTGCTAAATCCACTGATTTCACAGGAATTTATAAAAGTTTTTTGTCATTTAGTTAATTAAAATTGAAAAATACAGGGAATACTTTTTAGGATTTATTTTTACCGCTGCAAACGGCGGAATGGAGGCAAATATGGATACCCCTAAAAATGTCTTTATCAAGGTAGGCGACACACGTATAAAGTTGAATAACATTAAAAATTATGGAATTTCGGAAACTCGGCATAAATCATCTGAACCTATTGGTGAATATCGCCGGAAGATATGGTTAACCGATTCTATTATTAATCGAACTTGTAATCCAACATGGGAGGAAGTTGATGCTTTTCGTGTTGAGCGTAGTTATAAAGAGCATGAAACTCTTGATATTGATGATACCGATACTTGGAGAAAATATATCGATATTGATGCTCTTCGTACTGAATATGAAAGAGTTAAATCTATAGCTGTTCAAAAAGGTAATGAAGAAAAACAAAAAATTAAGCAAAAAAATAGATTTACTGGTTTTTTCAAAAATATCCTGGGGGATTTCGGGAAGATAGATGAGGAACTTTCACAACAGGAAGTGGTTATAAAAATTGATGAAGATGGTATTATACCGGACTCGATTATAGAAATTAGTGAAAATGACTCAGCTGTTTTTTATTGCGATTTGTTTACAAAAGGCAAATTATACTATGATGGCAATGTGTTAAGATGTGAAGGTTCTCCTTTTGATGGCGTACGTACACGTATAGAATCGTTTCAAGATGACTCTGTGGTAGGGCCAAGAACAGATGTTATAAAAGAAAAATGCTCTCAAAATAGGATATATAGTAATGAAAAAGATTTAACAGAAAGTGGAGAATTATCCAAAATTAATTATAAAGTACCAAGACAAAAAGAAGTAGTAATTCGTTATCTATATATCACAACTTATCAAAATGAAAACTTTCGATTTACCGAAGATACTTGTGACATTGATGCAATTCTAAAAAAGCTAGACGATAATCTAACGGTCTAAATTCTGTTAATAAAGAAACTTTAATTTGCCTACAGCATGCAGCTCTTAACAAAGATAAATGCTGTAATTATAATGTGTCAAGTAAAAAATGGACACTTATTTACACGAATTTAAGCTGGGGTATTTCAATCGCGGATTAGAGATCGTGTTGCCTTTTCTATAAATCAATAACGCAAAAACGTAACCATGACCCCGAGATTCCTCCCGAAGTGGCAAGAGGCTGACGGTAATGAGCTGGTGCGATATAAGGCAAAGTAGTTTATCGAGATATTGGCGGGGGCTGAGGCGATTAGCGAGTTTGATGTAGATTTGTATTTTGCCTTGGTTGAGAAGATAACGGTATACGATGGCGGCAGGTTAATTGTAAGTTTGCTCGATGGTACGGAGATTAGTGTGAAAGTGAATAGGGGATTCAAGAATAAGCCGGTTGGGGTGAGATTTTTTATGCTACCAGCGTAGTATAATGTGGTACTGGAACCTTAACGGTTATTAAGTGGATAGTTGAAAATCTTGCTAATGAATATAGATCAATTCCATCGGGAACGGAAAATGGTTCTACAATTATTTAATTCTAAATTCTAGTGTTTTATTTGACATTTACAAAATTGCGTAATAATATTATAAGTGTGTTATTATGGTAATTTTAATTTAGAAGGAGGTATTGAA